CTAAAGCTTGTACGAGACTTATAACCCTGTCTCTTAGCCAGCTCTGCGTACTTTTTGTAGTCTTCAAAGACAAGACGAAGGGCGGTAGCTGCTTCAGAATCGTTAGGGGTAAACCATTGAGATTCTTTTAAAAGCATCTTATCTACTACAGCACTCTTATCAACATTAGTTAAGGTTCCGTTGACCAGGTAGCAGAACTCCTTATCCAGGAAGTCAATATGACCGGACCAGTTGCAGGCAATGATAGGTTTGTTTACTAAACTAAACTCTAGCAGAGGCCTTCCAAAGCCTTCTCCCTTGGTAAAACTAATCATTGCTTTTACTTTAGGGTGATTATAGAGATGATTAATCTCCTGATCGGACATCTCACCGTGGATTATGTAGATGTTAGGTAGTGAGCCTTTAACGGTCTTTCTTATAGCATCGATTTTCTTTAGCAGCTGGTCCCTATCAAGGATAGAAGCATTAGCTGACTGAGTCTTTAAAATTAGAGTAGGTTGCTTCTTTTTATTCTTAAATACTTCTAAGAAAATTTTAACCATATATCCTACATTCTTTCTGTCTTGACCCACGTTACCTTGCAGCCAGTGTCCTACAAACAGGTAGGCGAACTCTTCCTGAATGCTCTCGAGGTTAAACTTTGAAGTTGTCGGGAGGTATTTAGTAAGATCAGCTCCTTCAAATAATACCTCAACAGGTTTTTGTAGCTTAACCTGTCCTTTGACTTTCCCGTTCTCTTCAACGTTAAACTGAGATCGTAGGAAGGTTTCTTTCGAATGTTGGGATGATACTAGGTTGAGGTTCATCCTATTCAAACCTTCAATCCAGCTAGGGTCACATATAGTGGTTTCAATCCCAGCCGTAATACCGATGTTATACTCACCTACTGCTTGGAATTCATTAGGTACTGTGATTTGAATCCAAAGATTAGGTTTACTTGTTATCGAAGGTACTATAAGGGAAGCAAGCTCATGCTCGGAATGCTCCTTGAGATACCCGAACCGAGTACTGCCCCAGCGCTGACCTAAAATCTTAACATCGTACTTACCTGATTTAAGAAGAGCCTTAACAAGATCTCTTGACCGTCCACCGTAACCGCTATAAGTATCGATCGGGCAGCTAACTATAACTGAAATTTTATCCATTAGTAGACTATTGGGTGTTTAACATATTTTTTTTCCATGTCCTTTACCTTAATGATATCGTAGCTGGTACGAGGAGTAAACTCTTGGAAGGTCTTATCAATGTACTTGATAATATTTCTACCCATATTCTCAGCTGACATCATTGATTCTTCTGATAGGACCCACTCCCGGCCGGCTGCTCCTCTGCTCCGCCTCTCCTGGCTTGACATCTCATAGGTCTTTAGGATAGCATCCGTCACGTCTCTAAAGTCGCATCTATCATCGAAGATGTAGGGAGTCGGGACTGAACCTACTAGTGAGATATTAGAAGGGAAGACTGGTATTACCCACTCACCATGCTCTTTATAAGTCCCCATATGATTGGAAGGTACTTCAAATGAAGGAGTATACCATTCACCTTTATCGTCAACAAACCTCATCTGATCTTGCATCCCGCCTGAGACGTTGCCGATGATCATAGTACCGGCCATCATAGACTCGGTCAGGCTTAACCCCCAACCTTCGTTGGAAGAGATCAGCACAGTAACGTCAGCTAGATTATAAAGCCAGTTCATTGATTCGGTACCGAGTCTTTCCTGAGAGAAGAATACATTTACGTATGAGGGGTCACAGATAGCCTCTCTTACAGCATATAGATCAGTTCCATTCTCGTCCACGGGCTGGGTATGCATTATTAAAGCACATCTCTTAGCCTTCTCAGTACCGATCTTATCGCAGAAGTTTCGATAGGCTAGTATAACATCACTAGGTGACTTACGTCTAATGTTTCTAGAGTTCCAAAACACAACATAGTCAATCTCTTTGCCTTCGAAGATAGACTTTCTAAACTCCTGATACTTGTCAAAGTTCTCATACTCGGGAGTGATGGGAAAGAAATGCTTTTGATTGATGCCATGAGGAACATATTCAATAATTTTCTTATCGGCGGCTTCTTCTAATACAAGCTTATTGATGTTGGTAGTCTGCTTAGAGATTCCCATCAGCAAGTCACAGCACTCGTAGTAAGCTTTATTGTATAACGGAGCCGGATAATCGTCCCAGATATTTAAGTACAGCAAAGGAATTTGCTGCCTGATCTCTCTTTCGATATCGTACAACCAAGTCCAGTATCTAGGATCAGTGAAGTGAAGTATTGCATCAGGTTTTTCGATCCGGATAAGCTCTCTAACTATGTCAGCTGACCCGTAGCCAGAAGTAGCATAAAGCTTAACACTAGCATCCTGAATTCCGTTCTGCTTATTGACATCATCGGAGAGGTCGAAAGCTTTCTTTTCGTCGGGGTGCTTCATTGCACCTCCTAGATTCGCCCAGTTAAAGTGGTGGGAGGTACCTACTACAATCTCCCTCGCCATAGTAGCGACTCCGGAATGTAGTCTTATATCATCACATAGCAGAAGAATCTTTTTTCGATCTTTCTGCTCAATATAACCAAATTTGTCTTGCATTATTTTATGTTTAAATCGCTCTGATTATGTACTTTGTTTCTAAACTTATCATCCGTAAGATAGAAAAAGATCGCTCTATCTGCCAACTTTTGGAATGAAAATTTATAGCGTACGCATTGAACTTTAAACTCATCGAATAACTGCTGCTCTACTTTGACGCTTGTCAGCTTTTTGTTGTCCATAGCCCTTGTTTTATATATACATATATAAATAGGCTGTGGCTACAGAATAGCTGCATTGCAGAGAGGGCTTTTGTTAAATGGACAGAATCTACAGTTGTTCTTTGATGCGTTCTTAGTAAAATCTTTTTCTATATATTGACCGGAGTTATTAAAGGCTTCCTCCACAAACCTGTTCAAACCAGACATCACCTGTCCTCTTTTGATCTTTCCTGAAGCAGGTCGGAATTGCTGCACCCTCTTAGGTACGAACTCCCCTCCTTCAAATATTTTCCTTCTAACGATAAAAAATTCTACGTTGATGCTATCTACATCAGTGCTGAACTGCCGGGCGAAGAATTCTTTATAAAACAGGACTTGAGCTATCTTAGTATCGCTTTTCTTTTCGTAGTCACTCCATCCCTTAGTCGAAGTTTTAATATCTAATATCAAATACTTTCCTGTAACTTCGTTAAAGAAGACTAAGTCCAGGTAGGCTTTGAAGTATAGCCCAGGTTTAAGCTTCTGAATAAGCGGTACTTCTACTCCTACTAGGTATGTGCCCTTGGTGCTAAAGTAGATAGCTCGTTTCTTTTTTAGGTAATCCAGGATCGCTATTCCGTCGTTGTGGAATTCCTGGAGCTGGGTCGGAGTAGTGAAGTCCTTATGTCCGTTACTAAACCTCTCTTTCTTGTAAGTCTTCTTTAGCCGGTCCATAAGGTAGGCCGGTAGATCGATCTCATTAGAAGCTTTCACGGACTCGTTAAAGAGTACATCGAGCCAGTTCTGAACTGTCTCATGGAGTGCAGTCCCGAAGACTGTATGAATGCTAGGAGTATAAGGGGCTAGCTTTTTCGGATACGAAAGATACCACTGATGTGGACACGTACTGTAGATTGAGTATTGACTGTAGGAGATGTTTTTATTCTCTTTAGTATCGTACTTCTCTACTTCATATTCACGAACCAGACTTACCTCCTTAGGAAGTTTCTTTTTTGTCATCTTACTTCTTCCACATCCCCCTAGCCACTAACTGGGCTATGATGCCGTAGTTAGCCAGGTCCTGGTAAGTGTCCATCAAGGATTCATTCTGAACACTTCGTCGATTGATAAGCAGATTCTTCCATCGGCTTACTTTATCAGAGATTCGATACCAGAGACCGGTCAGAGCAAAGCCAATCTCATCTTCAGTAGCTAGCTGGGTGCCTGCAGTGATGTTATGCATCCCGTAGTCAAGGTGCTTCTTAGCAAATAGCTCTAGTTGCTCTTGCTGTATCTGAGTGTATCCATTGTAGATGGTCGGGTATTCTTTCTTTAGAATCTCAACTGCGCTCACTTGAGCAGTAACTTTCTTATCATTCATAACCTTAATATAAGAAAAAAACCCTTGGGATACAAGGGCTCTTTAAACTTTTTATTCTTTTCTTTCTCCTTTGTGAGGATCTATTCGATCTAAGATCTTATTAAGATCAGTCATCGGAATGTAACCTAACATCGAAGCATTCTTAAGAGCACTTACAAGCTGTAGAAG